GCTTACATTATGGCATCATTGGCTGAAATAAGAGCGAAGTTAAAATCTCAAGAAGTGAATCGCTCCACTTCCAACACAGGCGGAGACAACGCCATCTACCCACACTGGAACATAGCAGAAGGTTCTGAAGCAGTAGTTAGATTCTTACCTGATAAGGATACAAACAATACATTTTTCTGGACTGAAAGAAACATGATCAAATTACCTTTCGCGGGTATAAAAGGTCAGACTGATTCTAGACCAGTTACAGTGCAAGTACCTTGCATGGAGATGTATGGCAAGACTTGTCCAGTACTAACAGAAGTTAGACCATGGTTCAAAGACAAGAGCATGGAAGACATGGGCAGAAAATATTGGAAAAAGAAAAGTTACATTTTCCAAGGTTTTGTCACAACAAATCCATTAGCGGAGGACTCAACTCCTGAGAATCCAATCAGAAGATTCATAATTGGACCTCAGATATTCAACATAATCAGAGGGGCACTTATGGATCCAGAGATGGAAGAAATGCCAACTGATTACTTGAAAGGCGTGGACTTCAGGATCACCAAGACAACCAAAGGTGGTTATGCAGACTACTCAACATCAAAATGGTCAAGAAGGGAAAGACCGTTGGACGAGGCAGAGAGAGCCGCGATCGACACACATGGGTTACACAACCTGGGTGACTTCAGACCGAAAGAGCCAACAGAAGCAGAGGTTAAGATAATCGCAGAACTATTTGCGAAATCTGTGGAAGGTGAGGCTTATGATCTCGAGCAGTATGGACAGTACTTCAGACCAGCGGGCGTGGCTTACCAAGGTAAACCACAGGTAGCAGTACCAACAGCATCGGCTCCAGCGGCGACACCAGTGGCAGAAGCGGCTCCAACAGCGGCACCTGTGACTGAGAGTGCACCAGCACCACAACCTGAGGCGGCTCCGGCAACGGCGGCTCCGACAGGCGACAGTGCCAAAAGAGCAGAAGATATCTTGAAGTTGATTAGATCAAGACAAGCAAAATAATCTGACATTTTACCAAGGCCTTAATATTGACTATTGAGGCCTTGTGTAGTAATATATTAACATGAAAAAGAAAATACAAAAGGCTGTTGAATGGATATTGTACAAACAAATACCTGCATGGATGTTAATTGTGGCAATTATCCTTTGGATAGTATTATAAGGAAAACAAAATGACAAAAGTTTTTGACGCGACAAAATTTAGAAAAAGTATAACGAAATCAATCCAAGGGTTAGGCATAGGATTCAGCGATCCCACAGATTGGATCTCAACGGGAAATTATGCATTGAACTATTTGATGACCAGTGACTTCAACAAAGGAATTCCACTAGGAAAAGTAACTGTACTTGCGGGTGAATCAGGAGCAGGCAAAAGTTACATAGCATCAGGTAACATAATCAAGAATGCACAAGAGCAAGGCATCTTCGTTATTCTAATCGACACAGAGAATGCACTAGATGAGAAATGGTTACAAGCATTGAAAGTGGACACATCAGAAGACAAACTTCTGAAATTAAGTATGTCAATGGTTGATGATGTTGCGAAAACTGTTTCAGAGTTCATGAAAGGGTACAAAGAGCAACACGCAGACAACAAGGAAGGCGCACCTAAAGTACTATTTGTTATAGACAGTCTAGGCATGATGCTGACCCCAACAGACGTTAATCAGTTTGAAGCAGGTGACATGAAAGGTGACTTGGGTAGAAAACCTAAGGCGTTGACAGCACTCGTGAGAAACTGTGTGAACATGTTTGGTAGTTGGAACGTAGGGCTTATAGCAACCAATCATACATATGCATCACAAGATATGTTCGATCCGGATGACAAGATATCAGGCGGACAAGGATTTATCTATGCATCAAGTATTGTTGTTGCAATGAAAAAACTAAAATTGAAAGAAGACGAGAAGGGCAACAAGATATCGGAAGTAAGAGGTATCAGGGCCGCTTGTAAGGTAATGAAGACCAGATATGCTAAACCATTTGAGGGTGTACAGGTCAAGATACCTTATGACACAGGCATGGATCCATATAGTGGATTAGTTGACTTGTTTGAGAAAAAAGGTCTACTAGTTCAAACAGGAAACAGGCTGAAGTATATTGATAAGGCAGGTAAAGAACACATTGATTTCAGGAAAGCATGGACTGGTGATAAATTAGATATGATAATGGCAGAGTTCAAAGAAGAGGTACCTACAGAAGTTGAAGATACAGATGCCCCTATCGAAGTAGAAACAAAAACAAAGAGTAAAAAAGAAGGGCAATGATAGACTTTACACACGAGGACATCGAAAGGTTATGGAACTCCATAACACACTACGTTCCAGAGAGACAGAAACTGGATTGTGCCATAGACTTCATCAAGAGCCTAGAGGACATTGGTATAGATCATGACGTCCTGAAAGGATCTGCAGAGCTTGATCCCAAGTTAGAGGAAGCGGTCGCAACTGTGTTCGAGGAAGACGAAGAGTCAGACGGATACGGCGAAGATGATTAATTGGTACAACGAAGTCAGCAGGAACCTAGACAAGATACCAGACTGCGTGGCATACTTCGACAAGGAACTGATCGAGGCTAGGAAGCAGTGCAAGATTTACGGTAACCTGGAAAGGGCCAGTGCCTCACTGCCAGGCATAGTGGAAGAGAGATTCAGTCAATTACAACAACTAGAAGCAATTTTAGAATATTTGAATATTGAATTGAGAAGACTAAGATCGAAAACTTTTAGGAAATACCTAGAGAACTACAACAGAGCGTTATCAAGCAGAGATGCAGAGAAATATGTGGACGGCGAAGATGATGTTGTAGATATGGACAAAATTATAAATGACTTTGCGTTGATACGGAATCAATGGTTGGGCATCACCAAAGGTTTAGATCAGAAACAATGGCAGATAACCAATATCGTCAAACTGAGGGTCGCGGGAATGGAAGATGCCGACATCAAATAGGATTATACTCACTGACGTAGACGGTGTGCTATTGGAGTGGGAACACCACTTCACTAAATGGATGCTACAAAAAACTTTGTTCGACGAAAGGGGAGCAAGGTACCACCCACACAAACTACTACCAGACAAACAGAACACATATGAGATGGCGGAACGGTTTGGTGTGACCAAAGACGAGATCAGGAAGCACATCAGGGAGTTCAACAGGAGTGCTTGGATGGGAACACAGAGACCTATGATGGAATCACAGACTTGGGTCAAACTGTTGGCGGCCGAAGGTTGGACGTTTATACCTATCACATCACAGACATCAGACATACCAGCACAACAGTTGCGTAAGAGAAGACTGGGAGAACTGTTTGGTGATCATGTGTTCACAAATTACCACATACTGGGCACAGGAGCGGACAAAGACGGTGCTTTGGCAGAGTTCCATGATACCGGACTATATTGGGTGGAAGACAAGCCAAAGAACGCTGTAGCCGGGCTCAAATACGGTTTAAAGCCTATATTAATAGACCATCCATACAATCAAGATTTCAATCATCCTGACGTTATACGTGTAAGTAATTGGAAAGACATACACCAAATAGTTTCAGGAAGAAGATGAAAATTTACGTAGGGCACGACAGCAGAGAAGACATAGCATACCAGGTTTGCGAACATTCGATCAAGCGTAGAGACCCGTCAGCAGAAGTTATCCCCCTCAAGCAAAAACAAATGCGAGACCAAGGACTCTACACCAGACCTGTGGATAAGTTGGCATCAACAGAGTTCACATTTACTAGGTTCTTTGTGCCCTACATGAACGACTTCAAAGGGTGGGCAGTGTTCTGTGATTGTGACTTCCTGTGGAAGATACCAAGCCACGAACTCGTGAAATACTGTGATTCAAGTAAAGCAGTTGTTGTAGTACAACATGATTACACCCCGAAAGAGACAACAAAGATGGACGGACAAACACAAACAGTGTATCCAAGGAAAAACTGGTCAAGCATGGTTTTGTGGAACTGTGAACATCCAAAAAACAAAATCCTCACACCAGAATTACTAAATGAAGAATCACCAAAGTTCCTGCACAGGTTCAGTTGGCTAGATGATAGCGAAATAGGATCATTACCTTTAGAATACAATTGGTTAGTAGAGTGGTACAAAGAACCCAAGGACGGCGTTCCAAAAATACTACATTACACCGAAGGCGGTCCGTGGTTTGACGGTTATAGAGATTGCGAGTATGCAGATGACTGGAAGAAAGAACTGATCAACCTTTTCAGTGCTTAATTTACACCCCCGAAATACAGATAACTACAATTACAGTTATGCAGAAAAAAAATCACAAGACCAGAATGCTTGAGTGGATTGATGACTTAGGATTGATCGTAGTGCAATCTGAGATCAAACCATACGGTCCCGGTACAAGAAGATACATGGTGGGCAGGCACATAGAAGAACCTAAACACAATGCATGGCAGATGCCCAGTGGCAAATGGGCTTCAACCTCTGGTGTTCAAGAATGGCTTACTCCTACCCCCTTAAGCGGTCCTGATCTAGAAGCATGGCTTACTGAATACGCAAAGAATTTATAATGGACAAGCAACATCTAAGAAACTGGCGAGAGACATACGCAATGGCAAAACCTTACATCACACAAGGAACTGTTGGAATTGATGTCGGTTGTAGGGAAGGCGGATTCTCAGCACAGATGGAACAGGATTTCAAACACATATTTGCATTTGATTTTAGAAACACATTA